TTTAGCACTGGCAAAACATCGGCATCCGCTTCAATACGTTTCCACTCTGCCCCCATCCTTGCACTTGCTTTGGCTGTCTGATATTCGGCTTGTAAATAATCTTCATTGTAAATATTAAAGATATTTTTTGCTTGTTCCTTAAATTTATAGAAATTAGATTGAAACTCAGGAACTGCCAACAATGATGTTAATGCTTTTGTCTGTTGATACGTTTTTGCACCACTAAAAACATAAATATTGTTTAGTAAATCGGTTTTCAATACTTCATCAACTATTGGGGCTAAGTCAACTCCATCCTTTAAATAACTTGCTGTCTTTAAATAAATACCCTGTGGCAAAATATCTGTATTAATTGCACCTATCCATACATCATTTGCGAAACGGTTAAAGTCATTTTCATCAAATGGTGTTGGTGGATCAACTTCCTTACCAATATTTTGTATGTCGCAGAATCCGCACACTACTTATACAAGTTTTTTAGTTTGTTAGCAATCGTTTCCACTTCAATTTCTTCATCTATCAATTCAATCCCATATTTATGTTCCAAATATTCGTGTTCAAACTTAACATAAGGCATAAATGAGGCATCTATTTTGGCTTGTTCTGCCAATGGCATAGTTTCGCTATCATCATATTTAAAAGTACATCCTGCCAAGTCAAATCCGTTTCTAATCATCATTGGCACTAACTGATTTTGGATAACAAATTGCATTTTCAATGTATCTTGCTTTGCAATCATATCGGCAACATTCTCATGAACATTCGCACTTCCTGAGTATGCTTTTTCATCTGTTGTACCTGTTTGTCCTAAGATTATTTTGCTAATCTCTGAATTGCACCTTTCTACCATCTTATCAAATACTGCATAGGCATCTGTTCTGCTTGCCTGCATCAATTCAATATTGTCGTTAAGGTCTAACACTGCCCAAGAAGCTACTCCCATATTACGGAGCATATTTTCCATATTCTTGCGTGTCAATTCATCCCTGACATCTGTCTTGCCTATTCTAATAGGTGAGCCGAATACTTCTGCAAACTCTGCCCAAGCTGCCATTGCGTTTTTCTTCCAAATAACATAAGGTGCAAGATACATCATAATACCTAAATCTTTTTTTTCACCTACTCCAATACACCAATTATTGTATGGTGGCTCATCAAAATGTTTGCCCTCAATAACCGTTGCTGTGTTTGTTCTTACTAAGCTAAATTCAGGCACTACATAGATGCGTGGGATTAATTCAACTGAAGTATATTGGTCGTTAATTATCTGACCGAATTGCACACAACTGAACCCCCAAAATATAGAATCTAAAGCTAAATTGCTAAAGTCATAAAACCATTTTTGATTAAAGTAAGCAGTTTTGGCTTCATCAATTTCACCATCAGGGCCACAAACAACAAACTTTTTGCAAAGTATTTTTGATTTACGTTGCAACATTGCACTTTGCACTTGCCCATCCAATACAATCTGTTGATACGTTTGCATCAACAAAAATCTATTTGGGTACATTGGACTTTCTGCCGCCTGTAATGCAATATTGAATGTTTGAGCATCCTGTCTTACTCTTTGAAGTTGCTGCTCAAAGTCAATAGTTTTACGGATGTTAGCCTTTTGTGGCTGAGGTTTATTAAAGTTAAATATGTCGTTATACCAAGCCATTATTTAAAGAAATTATCTTGTTTGTCTAAACTATTTCCATATCTGATTGAATATCCAGTGCTGTCTGATGTGTTGATGTTAAGCACTTCTGCGGTATCTGTGCCACTTGCCCATCTGTCTAATTGGTCTAATGCTTCTCTGTTTCGTTCAATTCTTAACTCTGGGATGTTGCGTGGGTTAATCCTTGCGTGTAAGTTGTAAAGTGTCATATCCATTGCCAACTCCACAAACATAGGATATCTGTTATCACCAACAGTCCAATATGTAGCGTTTGAGGTTGAAATGTTGGTCATTGGTGTCCAATATGCTGTTAATGCCAAAGGTTGGTTAGTGCTATTTGCAATCGCTGTGTACACATAACCATTGTCATCAGTAACGATGTTTCCTATAACATAATTAGTTGTTTTTACCCATCTGTTGAAGTCATTAACGTGGGTAATTGTTTCTCCTGCAATTACTCTATCTCTTGTTCTGTAATGTCTTGCAGCAGAGTAGGCATCCATCGTTCCAAGTTCAATGTCAACCATGTATCTTTGGACTAATTTTGTCCTCATTCTTGAAATTGCCTTAACTTCACTATCGTACAAGTTTTGAACTACATTCTCGGTGATTTGATTGAGGTCAACCGTTTGGATAATTGAAGAATAATCGGAGGTCTTTAAAAATCTTGCCATAATGCAAAATTGTAACAAAATTTTTTATTTAATCAAATTATGTAACTAAAATCTTGATGTGGATTTGTATTCTGCATCTCGGCCAACAATTGTAAACGGTTTTATTAGTCCTGTTTGGAATTTAGAATATTGACTACTGAATACGGTTGTAATTAGGTATCGTGTTAAATCTACTATGTGTCCGTATGGCTGATAGCTTACTTTGGTAACTGGGTCTGTAACTGTCTTTTTATCTACCTTGCCATTCTTATCTTCTTTTGTGTTTTCAAAATCCAATATAGCAACCCTGCAACTTTCATCAGCAACAAACGATATGCCTTGTTCCTGATAGTCTAAAATAGCATTAAAAAAGTCAGCAGATGGTCGTACATTTGGATTTGATTTGGCAACTCTGCGGATAGGTTTAACTTCGTCTAATTCATTAATTAATAGCCTAAATAAATCAAATCCTTTCTCCTGTTTAACATCATCCTTTTGAGATGTGCTATCCCCACAAACATAAACAAATCCTGTGTGCCTCCATTGTCTTAATTTGGCTAATATTGCCCTGCCCATTGCTTTGGTTGTGTTGTCGGGGTTCTTCAGTGCTATGCAATCAATCATTCTTATTTCATTCTCATCACTAATTTGAAAAATGCCACATGGAAAGTATGGGTTTACGTTTTCATCAAATGATAACCAAATGGCTAAGGATGGATCATAAGCAACTATTGATGTGTGTTTTATTGTACTCCAACTTTTTAGGAACTCACCTCCAAAATCTACTTTGCCCCAATCTCCTAAAACATAAACTTTGTATAAATTTGGGTTCGCCTTAACTCTTTCCTGAAGATGGTGTATGTAATCTTCATCTAAAAATGAATTGTCTTTGTATGTGGTATTAAGGATGTAAGTTTCGCTATCCTGGTTATCAAAAAACCTTTTTTTTAACCAATGCTGCTCTGATATTGGATTAAAAGTTATAATAAATTGTTTGTATGTTGATGTTTCACCTCTTACCCTTAACTCTAACTGATTAAAGTCTAATTCATCTAACTCAGTGGCTTCTTCACACCATACTGAGGTTATTCCGGCAATAGATTTAATTTTCTCTTGGTCATCCATTCCGTGCAGGATTAATTCATTGCCTGTTGGATTGTGGGTAAATCTCATTTCCGATTTGTTGATGGTAAACTCTGAATAGATTTCGTATTCAATAAGTTTATCAATCACCAATTGATAGATTGAGTTTCTTAATGTGGTAGCAACTTTTCTAACACATAAAATTCTATGTTTTTTTTCTGAGGTAACTCTTAAAATTAGCTTTTGGACTGCAAAAATAGATTTTCCACTTCCAATTAGCCAGCCCCACCCTTTAAAACCAAATATCTTTTTTGGCTTGTAAGGGCAGGGCTGTATGCTCTATTGATTTTTACTACCATCCGTAATTACAACATTCCATTGTTTTATTTCTTCGCCTTTTGATGTTAGGTCAGCATTCAATGATGTTGGGATTAATTTTGCCGCCAATCTATAAAAGTCTGTTGTGTTTTCTTTCGCCCACGTTGCCAAGTTTGCTTTTTTGTCGGATTGCAATTCGTTAAAAGCAATCTCAAAAGCCTCCTTAACGGTCTTAGTGAGTTTATTTTGTGAGCCTTTAGGTTTACCGCTATTTCCTTTTTTAAATGCCATTATTCGTGTATTTTCGTGTATTTTACACTCTTTGCCATTGTGCAAATATACAAATT